ATTAAGCAATGAAACATTGTTGCGCACTGTGCAGACTTTATTGATAGGAAATTCTACTTTCTTCCCTTTCTTTAAGTCTCTCATACGAGGCATAATTTCCACTTTTTTCTCCATAAACTGATTATATTTAATTGAATGTGGACGGAACCGGTAACGATCCGGCATACACACTTCCGGCTGTGTGCAGAGCATTCCGCCCGCCCGTTTACCGGGGTTTTCACCCGGCTGCTTTTGCTAACCTAAACACAAAACGAATTAAACAACTTCAAGAAAAGCCTTAATAGCCAACATTTTCTTTTCAGCTAACACTTTGGCTGCTTCTTCTCGATTTTTCCAATCTTTATAAAGTTCGAGGTCCTTTTTTGTACTTTCGAGGTCTTTATTAAGAGACGACACCAATTCAATCAGTTCCTCTCTTGTCATTTCTTCAATACCTTTTGTTTCCATATACATTATTATTAATAGTTACCAACTTTTTTCTTTATAAATGGCGATCGTTAGAATAACCGACATCACGAATGTTAATACGTGAAACGGATTAAAGAACATGCCAACAAAACAGGTAGCCGACATCAGTACTGCGCAGATGAATAAAATTAGCTGCACTCTTGAATAAAAAATTACCTTCATGACTGTTTGATTTGATTTGTGCCCTCCGGCTGATTCGATCAGTAGCTTCGCGCCTCTTCAGAGGGTTTTCTTAACTTTGTGGTGCAAACTTTAAAAATTAAGAAGTATGAAATCAGAAAAGTACCTGAGCATGGCTAAAGACATTCGTTCTAAAGTCGAAGATTTACTTGACGAGTATAACACCTTTGAACCATCAATAAGCAAGATGTTTCTTGATGGACAACCGTTATATGAACAAGCTATAAAATTTACCCACTTGGTTTATTCATTTGATCCAAATCTGCCTTTAAATAGAGAGTTGGTAGATCTGCCAAATAAATGCAAAGGGTGTATAATTAAAACGTTTCCGCAAGAAAACGATGTCTTTAAAAATTTCTTGTTCCTTTTGAAATGCTTCACTGATTATCTGGAGACTTTTCATGACTAACTTTCTCTCCGCGTAAAAGGTCCAAGTAAGAAGTAACCGCTTTCTCGGCATCTTCTTTTATGTACTCCAAATTTTTCAGACAATTGATTGGCAAATCTTCAACATGTATGGATATTGTCAATTGATTGTCTTTTTCTTGATGTTTTAGTTCAATGTTGTAATTCATGTGCTATGATATTTTAATTATCTTTTCTTCTTGCTTATTATTTCAAACCTCACAACGCCAAGTTCTGTATATGCGCCGTATTCAATCCAATATGTCCCACGAGCCGCGTTTATTTTAGGATCATATTTACTATCAAATAATAGCGTCTTTGTGCTACCATCAATATAATGCGCACTTACTTTATATTCATAAATAGGCATTTTGGAGTACCTATAAAGGCCTATAGCAAAAACTATAAGACCTGATATAGCGACAGCTATTAAAAAGTTTCCTATAATAAGATAAGGTTTGTAACCATCGGCATATTGATGAAAAAAAAGTGCTCCAAAAGCACCACCTGCGAATATAAATACACCTAAAACTTCCATATCATTTATTTTATTTGTACCCGGCAGCCCATCCGATAGGCAGCGTCGCGCTTTCAGAACCAGGTTGTATTTTGAAAAGAGGCAACGGTTAACCAATGTCTGACACATAACACCGCAAGGAACTTGCCCCTTTGACAATTCTTTTATCTATAATGTATCCCTGTGGGTCATGGCTCAAAGCTCACCACGTTTATACATTATACTTTGTAATCCTTTCGCTTAAACTCCATTTCTGCGAGTGCTAAGGTTGAAATAAGACAAAGAACTTACTGTGGGCGTCCGGGAATCGAACCCGGTCAGAAACGCCTTTCTTCACCAGCCGAACACTTTCGACTCATGCCCTTTGCTTTAGTAAATCGTTATGAAGTTTTCTACTTTGAACGATCTGAATCCGTTCGCCTCAATATCGAAATAGCGAACCGTCTTGTAGTTTTCAGAACCAGTACCTTTGATAAGATTCTGAATGTCTTTAAGCGTACCTTTGGCTTTGCGAAGTGAACCATCAGACTTTTCATAGGCGAATGATACGATACCTTTGTGCATTTGTTTTGTCAAACGGTACAATGCCCATGCGCGTGAAAGACATACCGCGAACGCTTTACCTGTTGCTTTCATAAGTTCGTAAGCCATGCAAAATACTTTGTGTCTAAAATTTGAAGTTTTCATAATCGTGTGTATATTAAAGTAGTCCAAAGACTACCGGTTAAAACTTGATACAATGTGGTGAAACTTTGCTTTATCCACCCCTCTAAATGAGGCTTCATTAAGAATGTGATCAGCGACATTATCATTAACCTTGATTGCCTTTAGCGTATTAATATCAATATGATAAGGTTCGTCGGTTGGCTTTGCGAGAGGCACGTAGCCTGTAAACGGAAAATTTCGTCTGCCGATTGGCCAAACTATATAACCATGAGGATATTCATCTACAATCTCGAAAATATCTTTACGATTGTAATTCTCAGTAACTAATATATTCATAATCGTGTGTGTTTATGTGTTAGTATAAATAGTTGTTCATTGCTTCGTAGCCACCAAATATTTCGGCAACAGGATCGTTAGACCAATCCAGTGGGGTGAGATATTCAACCTCTCTTTCAAGAACTTCTATTTCATTAGAGAGAATCTTCACGATCTCAGACTTGCTATCTACATTGTATATATAGCAGACTTCTTCTTCGCCAATCGTGTTCAACGCTTCTAACTCGCCTTTTTTGTTTTCGAGTTCTGCTAATGCTGTTTCATAAGATCGTGCCATAATCGTGTATTTTAATGTATTCGTATTATTGCTTTACTCAACACGATCGCTTACCTTTGCTTTCGTGATTGATTGATGATGCAAAGATATGAACTTAATTCATATAATCAACGCTATATATGAACTATTTTCATATATAAATAGTTAATTTATGTTTTATGGCTATAAATCAAGAATTTAAAAACTTAATTAGCAGGATTAAATATGAATATTCACTCAATCAATCCCAAATAGCTGATAGTTTAGGGGTTAAAAAGACATATTTATCTGATATGATAAATGGTCGTGTACCATATAACGAAACCATGAGCAAAAAAATCAGTGAGATTTTCCCGGTTGTCAACAATGAACAAAGTTCATATAACAAAACCATAAAAATAACCGAATCTGACATAAACGAAAGTTCTTTTAGTGGGACTTTAGTATATGATATAGATGCGACTTGCGGGATGGATAATAGAGAAATAGAATTTGCAGAAGATAGAATTATCGGTTCAGTTAATTTGCCAGAAATAAGTAAAACTGCCAAAATAGTAACGGCTAATGGTGATAGCATGGAACCAGTAATATATAATGGGAATAGAGTTGTTATTCGAGAAATATTTAACTGGGAAGACATCTTCTACGGGCAAATCTATTTAATACTTTTAGACGAATATAGGATGATTAAATATATCCGCAGATATGAACAGGATGAAAAAAACTATATTATCCTACGTAGCGAAAATTCCAGATATGATGATATAAAATTACACAAAAGTAAAATAAGAAAACTCTTTATTGTAGAAAACATATTATCAGTTAAAACCCAAATATGATTCCATGAAATTCAATCATTCAGTACATAAACATTATTTAACCTTTCCGTATTCTTGCGTACATTATATAGAGTGGTTATGAAGAAAGAGAGTTGGGCGTTATTATTAAGTTCTGTAGCTGTACTTATTAGTTTAGTTGCAATATGTGTAGCTTGTCCGCATAAAGCAGAATTGGGATTTGATTACCAAGGAGTGATAGTAGGAGTATTATCATTGTTAGTGACAATTCTAATAGGATGGCAGATATATACATTTATAGATATAAATAAGAAAAGCAAGGAATTAGAAGAAGCTAAGACCGCGGCACTCATAAGCACGGAAAGAAATAACGCTTTAACAACCAATGCTATTTCTGATTTTTATTATTACATTTTACTTAAGTCTGATCCTTTAGGAGTTGAGTATCGATTTTTAGATTACAGAATAAGCTCATTATACCACTTTTCGAATATCGGAGAAATTGAGACTTGTAATACAATAGTTAAGGTGCTTTTGGAGATGATTGTTGTTCCAGAAGATATCAAGGTTTTAGAGAGTGGGAAAAATAGAATACTTATGTTGCTCACAAAAGTAAAAGATACAGATAAAATTATAGGATATGAAGAATTAGTTTCGAGAATTGCACGATTAGGTATTATGCCTAAGCAATCAAAGTAATTTATGTAAGCTTTCAATTATCTCATCTTGGACTTTCTTATACTCTTCGGGAGATAACAGTTTTAATCCCGAATATTGAAGTAGATGGTTCAAATGACATGGAAAAGAAGCGTTAACATTGCGTCTATTCCAAATATCACATTGAATTTGTACATCTGATTTATAGCGTTCAATTGCTAAATTCAGAATAGACTCTTTGGTAGCCTGTTGATACGGAAGTTTATTATTGTCATCCATAGTGATAAAGCAAAGACGACAACCCCAAAGTTGCGGTTTGAGGAAGTCGCCTATATAGTCCCTTACGGGAACATTTTAACAATTTAGTCGGTATCATCCGCAACTTGATTCCGACACAAAGATAATAAAAATGATATATCATTGATGTTATGTATAATTTAAAAGGCTTAAGAAAAGAAGTTAATAAGACACAATCTGAAATTGCTGTTTTATTTGGTTGCAAGCAAAACAATATTTCTATGCAAGAAAAAAGCGATAGAGATTTAACGACTGAGCAAATGGATGTTCTACGAAAGAATTTTGGAGAAGAAATTGTAAATAAATATTATTATAAAATCTCCACTTCTAATGTAGAAACCATAAACAACGAAAGAGAATCTACTTTAAAAAGTAGTTCAGATTCTTTTCGTGAAAAAAAACGAATCCCTTTTTATGATGACGTTGCAAGCATTGGAGGTGTCAACACAATGGTCGCAGATAATTCAGGTCACATAGCTCCTTCCGAATTGATAGACGCCGGCGACTGGTTCCCAGAAGCAACCGCAGCAATCCGTCATTATGGAGATAGCATGATTGAGTATCCAAGTGGTAGTATCCTTGCATTAAAACGAGTAGAAGATAATAGATTGATAATATGGGGACGCAATTATTCTATTGAGACTACAGAGTTTAGGATAACAAAAAGACTTCAAGATGGAGGAGAAGACTACATTCTCGCGTACAGTAGCAATGAAAGTACATATTCAGACGGAAGATTGATTCATTCTCCTATCCGGATTCCTAAAGAAACCATAAGACATATAGACCTGGTATTAGGATGCGTAACAAAGGAGTACAGCAATGGTCCTATAAAAATCATCAAACAATAAACAAACTAATTACAAACAAAATGAAGAAAACACTATTTTTTCTATTTATTTTTATTTCTGCAAATGCACAGAATAAACGAACTATAAATCTTGAAATAGCCGGTACTCTTTTCTCTAAGATTAATACAGAAATCAATAATATTTCAGACATTACATTAACTGGCAACATTAACAATGAAGATATTATTGTACTTAGGAATATGGTGCAAAATGGATCTTTAGAATATGTAGATATGTTCGATTCTTATATTCACGGAGAAGGAGATGAAGACAATGTCATACCGGAAGAAGCCTTTAAGAATTGCACTAATCTAAAATCTATCATACTGCCACAAAAAACATTGGCACTTGGATACGAGTCTTTTTACATGTGTACAAATCTTTCTGATATCACTTTACCTGAACAAATAACGACATTTTCAGGTTCGGTATTTTGGGGGTGTGAAAAACTAAATAAAATAGATATTCCAAACTCTGTAACATGGATAGGGCCATACTCTTTCTATGGATGTATAGGAATTAATAAATTAACTATAAAAAGCAAATGCGCTATATTAAAACATTCATTTGACAATTGTAAAAACTTACAAGAAATCATATTCCCAGAATCAATGGATTATATAGAAAGTGATGCTTTTAGAGGTTGTATTTATAACCATAGAACAACCAAAACTAATCAGAAATATCCGAGTGTAAATCTTTAATTACCAGCATATTCTA